ACCCAATGTCGCCGTTGTAGACCTCCTTGTCATAGTCGTTCTCGATCTGCATGACCTTGTCGCCGGGCGCAAAGGTCCAGCCAAATCTCTCGACCTTACGATCGCCCGCCGGATTCAATGCGGCCTGCAGTTCGATGTTGACGGAGCGTGCTCCGACACCGCCGCGGTTCATCGGGCAGAGAACCTGGACATCGCGAATTGGATCGAGACCAAAGCGGCGCGGGATGCGGGTTTTGACCATTTCGATGATGCGCGAAACTGCGGTCTCGGGATCGTCAGCCTCGACGAAATAAAAGTCGCTCTCAGCTTCGGGTTTGCGAAGATCAGGCATGACACCTTGATTGATGCGGTGTGCGTTCACGATGATCTGGCTTTGCGCCGCCTGCCGGAATACTTCGGTGAGGCGCACCACTGGGACCGCGCCGGATGAGATGACATCGGCCAGCACTTGGCCGGGACCGACTGAAGGAAGCTGGTCGATGTCGCCGACGATCAAGAGGGCGGCCGTGTCCGGCACAGCCTTCATGAGCGCTTGCATCAGCATGACATCGACCATGGAGGCCTCGTCGACAACCAACAAGTCGCAGTCGAGCGGGTTGTCGTCGCCACGCTTGAAGCCGCCGCCCTTGGGGTCGACCTCCAGCAGCCGGTGAATAGTCTTGGCCTCGAAGCCGGTCGCCTCGGTCATGCGTTTCGCGGCGCGGCCAGTCGGAGCGCACAGCAGAATGTTGATGCCCTTCGCCGCGAGGATGCGCAGAATGGCATTGACGATGGTAGTTTTGCCAACGCTGGGACCACCGGTCATGACCAACACCTTGGACATCAGTGCGAGCCGGATCGCGGCGACCTGGCTTTCGGCAAGGCCAAGGCCGATACGCCCCTCGACCCATGGCAAGGCCCTGTCCGGATCGATCCAAGGCCAAGACAGCTTGCCATTTGCAAGCCGCATCAGCCGCTCGGCGATGGTGCGCTCCGCGCGATGCAAGCCGGCCAGAAATACACAGGGCGTTTCGCCAACCCGGTCGGCGACCACCGTTCCCTCCTGCAGCTCCAGATCGAGCGCAGTGCGAATGAGCTCCTGCGAAACCTCGAGCAACTTTTCGGCAAGCGGCATCAGCTCTTCTGTCGGCAAGCCGCAATGTCCCTCATCCATGGCTTCGGTAAGGGCATAGGAAATGCCAGCGCGCACCCGCATTATGGCGGTCTTCTCGATGCCGAGCTTCATCGCGATGGCGTCGGCGGTCTTGAAACCGATGCCGCGGATGTCGCGCGCCAGGCGATACGGGTTTTCGGTCATGACCTGGATGGCGTCAGGACCGTAGGTCTTGTAGATGCGCACCGCCCGCGCCGTACCGACACCATGACTGTGCAGGAACACCATGATTTCCCGCACTGCCTTCTGCTCGGCCCAGGCAGCGGTGATGCGGCTGGCTCGTACCGGACCGATGCCGTCAACCTCACGTAGTCGGTCCGGCGTCGCCTCAATAATGTCAAACACCTTCTCGCCGAAGGCGCGCAGGAGCTTCTTGGCGTAGGCCGGACCGACGCCCCGGATCATGCTGGACGAGAGGTACTTCTCGATGCCGTCCGCTGAGGTCGGGGGCGACGTGCGCAGGAACCGCGCCTTGAACTGCTGGCCGTGTGTCCGATCGTTGATCCATTCGCCTGACGCCGTGATCCACTCACCGGCTGCAATAGTTGCGGCATGCCCAACAACCGTCACGACATCACGATGCCCGCGCGCCTTGGCCCGCAGCACGCAAAAGCCATTCTCGACGTTATGGTACGTGACGCGCTCGACGAGGCCCGCCAGCACTTCCTGGGTCGAAGGTTCCGGCTGCGGAATCATGCGGACCGTCGCTCATCTGTACCGCCGCTGCGCGGCGCCAATCCAATGAAGCGCGATTCTATCGTCTCTCTGCTTACGGGGGTGTGGAGTCTTGACTTTCCTCCGGCTGTTCGGCGCTCGGTTCACGTACCTCAGTTGCCTCGATTTCGGTGACGACGGTGACGCCCGGTACCAGCTCCTCGATTACGTCCACGGTGAGGGTTTCGACCACTGGGCTGCTTAGCGGCTTCATCGGCCTACCCTTTTTCCGCGCAACCTTCTTCGCCCGAACGAGTTTGGGCTTGGCCTTGGCCGAACGTTTTCTTGGCGTCGGCTTTGCTACGGTCCGCTTCGCCGCTTTTGCTCGTGCGGACTTCGAGGCCTTGCGCGTCGTAACTATTGGCTGAACGTCGAAGAAAGCAAGCTAGGCGTCCCAACTGGGCTGTCCATCAAACTACCTATCGCCCTTCGATCATGTGCAGAAGAGTAATCCGGAGCAGCCGGGGTCTTATTCCATATTGGTGCCAGGACGCGAGCCGATCAACATCGAATGCGAGACGGTGCACAACCTGCCGACACGATGGCAAGGGCGAACTGATGTCGATGCGTTGGGGCCTGATCCCGCGATGGTGGAACAAAACCATCAAAGACGCGAAGATGGCAACGTTCAATGCGCGCGTTGAAACGGTCGAGACAAAGCCCTTCTTCCGCGACGCGTTCAAGCGCACACGCTGTTTGATCCCGGTCTCGGGCTACTACGAATGGCAGGATACGCCGGGCGGCAAACAGCCCTGGTATTTCACCGCGCGTGACGGCTCACCTGCCCTCACGGCCGCCGGTCTTTGGGATGAGTGGAAAGATCGCCAAACCGGAGAGCGGCTGAAATCCTGCACCATGATCATCACCCAGCCGAACGCGTTTGTTGCCGAGGTCCACGATCGAATGCCGGCACTGCTGGCTGACGAGGATTTCAACGCGTGGCTTAGCGGCAGCGCGGGCGTTGAATTGCTCAAGCCTGCGCCTGATGATCTGCTGCAAGGATGGCCGGTGTCAAAGCGGGTGAACAGTTCAAAGGCGCCGGCTGACGATCCGACGCTGATCGATCAGGTTGCCGTCTGAGCGGCGCCATGCCACGCTGGCCGCTCCTATGATGCGCCCGCGCTGGGCAATCTATCTTGCTCGATCAGACCGTTGAGTAGCGAGATGCCGGAAAACGAGACGCAGTGGCGCAACCGTGAGCGCGAGTTTCAGAAGGCAGTACTTACGGCACTTGAAAAACCCAAGCAAAGCAAATTCGTTGCTATTTTAAATAGCCCGTTCTTTTTATGGCTGGTATCAGCCGCGTTTATCACCGTCGTGGGCTCTTACATTTCTGCGCAACAGTCATGCTTTTCGGAGGCGGAGCGTCTGATCCAGGATTTCAATCAAGTTAATACCGAAGTCGAATATCGTGAATTCAATCTTGCCAACTCTTTTAGAGACGCGACGTCCCTCGACGATTTGAAAACCAAACTAAAGGCTCCAAACCTCTTAAGCCAATACAAAGATAAGCGCCTGTTCGAGCTTATTGCCAATCAGAGAACTGATTATTCCTCGGTGCAATTTGATGAACAGCTTTGGATGAAATATCACAAGGGCGAGGATCTGATACTGCCAACAGAAACTTATTTTGCTACGCCAGCAGACGTTCAGAAAACAGGCAAGGTTTTGGTAGACGCCCTTGGAAAACAATTCATGTTAGATTTTGATGCGTCGCCGCTTAAGGAAGATGACTTTAAGAAGCTGCGGGAATTACTCATTAATTCATTTCTTCCTCTTAATCGCCATCAATTGACGGACCTTCGATACATTTCCAATTGTCAGCCCTCGACCGTGTTCGCACGGTTGCTTGGTCGTCGGTCAAAGATAATTGCTGCTAGAGACAAACGCGAATGACGCGAGGCGACCACCGGCCGTCCCGCGCCTCGTCGTTGGTGTCTCAATTCCAAAAGTTGCTGCGGCGCAGACTGAGCCTTGAGCAACAAGGCCAGCGGTTCTCGCGGATCGAGCGACGATGTGGCCGAATGAGCAACAGTGCGGGCGTGCGCTGCATTATCACATGTCCATTCTCAATCGTGGGGACCCAGCGAAAGTAGGGTATCATAAAGTTTGGTCCGCAGCTCACGACCCCCTCAGCTACAATGCCGTCGACATAAACGGGATCGAGGCAAGCGAAGTCACCTATCAGCTGCTCAACGGTGCTGCTCATGACGGCACCGCCTCGTCCGCCAATTCTCTCCCTCGCTGCATGGTGGCGATCATCGCTTCAACCTTTGCGGCGTCGCTCAACAGCTTGGCGTGGCGCTGGCGCAATTGCTCGATTGCTGCTTCCTGCATGGCGCTTATCCAGGCGGGGCGGTCGGATTTTGACGGCCGGCGAAATTCGCCGAAATGCGGTATCGTACCTGCTCTATCCGATCGTGGTGTTTGCGACGGTAGACGGTATAGACCCGCACCATGTCCTTGCCGGAAAATTCAACGTCGTAGAGTTGACCATCCGCAGCGCAGCGCGCGATGTCACGTTGCGATTTCGGCACCACATTGGACATTTCATTCTCCTTTTCGGTGTGTGAAAGCACCGGCCAGGCGGAATGCCGCTCAGTATTTTTGCTATTGTAGATTCGGTCATGGCGCGCCGCCCAGTGTCGGTGCGTTGTGGCAAGTCCCGGCGCGTCGCTTCCAACGGCGCGTCGGGGCGCTTCGAATCATGCGCCCGCTTCGGGCGGTTTGTCAAAAAACGGTGTGCGGCTAATCTAAAAATGATTCAGCGACAATAAGTTAGGCCGCGCTCCTTTATGCCGGGCCTATAAGGTCGCGACTGATCCCATCTCGAATTTATATGCGGGGAGATGCATGTCTCTTGCGATTGGCGCTCAGCTTTTGAGACAGGTAAGGAGAGCAGCCATGACCGAGGAAGCATACCGTTTCAGCACGTCCGCAGTCGATGAATTAAACAAACATCCAGGCACTCAGCGCCAATCGGCAAAGCAATTTGCTTTGTTGATGGCCGGCCTAGGCGTCCTGCTGTTTCTGCTGTACGTGCAAATCGTTTGGTGAACATCGCAGTGGGACCGGCAGGGGGGATGGGCTGCCGCCACTGTACTAGCCCCAGCGCGCAACGGTCCCGTGGCGCTGGGGCTCCCTTGTATTTGTTGTCTTCCATGAAAAAAACCCCGACATGGGCCGGGGCTTCAGTTGACAATCGCAGTGCCGCCAGCGCGCGGGAGAAATATCTCGCGCCAGCCAAGGCAGTATAACTGATTCGTTGGAATGCCCTAAGCGGAACGTCGCCAGCGCGGCGCAAAATTCAACTTCGCGTCGCGGGTCATTGCTAGCAGTGTAGATCGTCGACGGCGGCGCGACTGGTCGCCCTCCCGCTGTACGTTGCGGAGTTTCAGTTCCGCTATAATAATCGCGGGAATAATGACATTTCACTCAATGGGATTCGCAACGCCAGGAACATCTAATTTTTCCGCCTGCAAAAAGGTCACAATGAAGGTTCTGCCCCCAACCGTAATTTCTCGACGGTGATTTTTTTCTCCATCGAAATAAAAGACATTTTTTGGGTCCCACGAATATATTTGCGCATCTTGAAATTCCGCACCGGACTTTTTCTGATTAGGAAATTTCACCGGCGTCGTGTCCAATATGAGGGTCACGGACGATAGTGAATATGGAGCAGTTAGTCTGAGCGTGGCGAGATTATCGAGGCGCAGAACGTCGTTTCCTCCTAAAGCCGAAGGTAACGCCTCGATCCTTTGGACATCGGAAAAAGCAACATGGTGAGGTGCCCGCAATATCAAATCGGAAATTTCTCTGAGGGTTATTGGTTTTTCATAGTTTGCCGCTTCATACCAACCCATCATTGAAAGCATAACGGCAAAAAGACGGCAAAAATAATCTTGTTCCTTGGCGTAGGCGGATGGGGCAAAACAAAAGTTGCTCCGACCCCGCCTATCCAAGCTACGCCAAGAAGTAGCAACGCGAGAGTCATAGTTATGACCCCCGCTGCAGCCAAGGACCCGAGAAGGCAGGCGACAACGATTGTGGCCAGTAGAGCAAACCCCGCGTCAGCCGATGCCTCGTTGATGATTTTTCCGCCGCCCTTGAGTGGCGTGTAAGACAAAAACACGATGCCGTCGGTCGCGGTCGTGCGCGCGATCAGCTGGGAATAGATTTCCTCCGAACACCGCTCGTCGACCCAGATCCAATCGATCGACTCCGACTGCATCTTCTCGGCGCCTTGCTCGAACGACTTGAACGTCGCCGTTGATAAGCCGTCGCGCGTGCCGTCCGTTTCGTGAGCGATAGTGATCGTGTCTATGCTGCCAGTGCCGCCGGGGACCATGACCGGTTTACCGGCAAATGCCGCGAGCGGAATCGTGCCCGTGCCGAACTCGCCCTGCTTTGCGGTCAACTGCCGTTGCGGGCCGTCGCGAACGAGCTGCGCCGTGACACCGACAATCCAGCCGCGCGTCGGCTTGTTGAACCGCTTGCCGGTCCACCATTTCGGATATTGGCCGGTCATATGTAGGGCCGCCTCAAAAGCGCACGCGAAGCTCTTACCGACTTGGTTGCCGCCTCGGATGAGGCGCTGGTGCCGCCTTGCTCCTTCGGCAAAAACCTGATCTGAGGCTCATAAAATTCCCGCGGGCCCCAGAAGTCCGCCGCGTGGAATTGCGGCGATATTCGGCCGAGCTCATCGCCTGACGGGCTAGCCTCAGCAATCGTGCCGGATCGGGCGCGTCATCATTGGCCATCAGCCAACTCCCTCGCGTCATGCTCGATCACCTTCGCCGATGCGGCGCGCTGTGCGGTCTCGACTGCCTCCAATGTCTCAAGTCGATCGAGGCCGTTTGGACCGAAGAATTCGAGGAGCTTGTCGCGCGTCGCGCCGAGCTGACGCAGGGCCTTCAATTCCTCAAGTGCGATGCGGTCGGGATCTTCATGACGGTGCACAACGTCAACGGAATGTTTCGTGACCACAGGGTCGCAACGATCGATGACCATGGCGACAGCGCGGGCATGGTCACGATGTTGGGGATCGCGGACCATGCTGAAAAGCGCAGCGACAGCCTTAGGGTGACCAACACGGATCACCTTGCGACTTTCCTCAGCGACGGCGGCGATGATCCTCTCGTCCCGGCTGAGATCGTGCGCTTGCTTACTGAGCGACGAGGGCTTGGTGTTTTCCTTACCGAAACCGGCGGCGCGTGCGGCGCGTGTGATTGCGCCGTAGCCTTTCGTATCTGTCACAAGCGCACGGACAAACGCGCGGCACTTATCATTCGGCAAAGCCTTCATGGCGGGCCCGAGTTGGCCAAAATCTTCTTCGCTCGCGTGAGCGTTCATTTCAAGATCACGATCCGACGCGCGAACGGCCAGCCATCGCGGCCCTTGTCCGCAATGAACTCCGCCTGGTGGCCCTTCTGCGGATCGGCGCAGTCGGCAACCTGCCCTGCCTTGGCTCTCAATTCCGCCAGTTTTTCGCGAACCTGCTCGGACATCAGTGCCGCCGGCGCCGGCTCGGCCTTACGAAGTTTGGACGCGATCGCGTTCATGCTGTTCGGGCTCCCGTCTGTGATGCTTGCGCCGCCCTGCGAGCGGCGATGCCGTCGGCAATCAGAACTCGAATGAAATTTGCGACCGAGCGCTGCTCCGCGGCCGCCATGCTGTCAATCTGGTCACGAATGGCCTTCGGTAGCCGCAGTGTAGCGTGTGCGTCCTGAACTCTTTCCGACATGGGCACCCCTCGTTCAAATCCGCACCGAAACTGCCTGGCAGATCGGAAGCTCTCAACGCACCCAAGCGCACACGACCGCGCGCAACGCGAGCGCCCGCCGCGACTGGTGGACAAGCGCGGCGCTGTGGGGATCGTGGTAGTCGCGATTAGCCGAGCGCGATCGTTTTGCCGGGCACATTGGGGTTGATATTGTCGTCCGCGTTTTCCGCAATCGTTGTCTACGGTCAGGAGCTGATGCCCGGCCGGGTCGGCATGGTTTCGGGACTGTTATTTGGGCTTGCGTTCGGGATGGGCGGTATCGGCGCCGCCGTGCTGGGTGAGCTAGCCGACTGGACCAGCATCGAATTCGTCTATCGTGTGTGTTCGTTTCTGCCGATGATCGGCTTGCTCACCGTATTCCTCCCCAAGGTGGAGGAGTCGCCCGCCGCTTTCTTACCGGGTTAACAAGTGCTCTCAACAGGCTGGCACACGTTATGAACGCCAAGCCTCGGGTGGGATCGTCTACACCACTCGGTGGCCTTCCAGGTTGACTAGGGTGCCTTTCGGGGCGCCCTTCTTCGTTGACTCCCGATGACGGTTCGGCCTGAATATGAGGCCGGTAACCAATGGTTGGGGATTGTGAATTGATGACGAGTCCACTGTTAGCCCCGAGTGTACGGCGACCAAAAGCCTCAACCGATGACCAGCAATCCCGACAACCTGCCTGCGGCAGTATCCGACAAGCTTCCCAGACCCACGCCGAATGCTCCCGAGATAGCTAAACTGACGACCGGCGTCGTTACCGCCTTCGCCGCCATTTGGTTTCCGCCAGCAGCGATAGCCGGTGCGATCTTGCCAATCCTCATTGACCGTTATGCCGACCGCCCACGAGAGCTGCTGTTGGGCGAGCTTCGTAAGGGCAATATTCAGGACCTCTCGAGCGAACAAGCTGCCGCCTTTGTACCAATGGCCTACAAATTCCTGGAGGCCGCCAAGGAGGGCGAATACGAGCACAACTTAGAAATCCTCGCTGCCTATCTCGCCGGCGAATTGCATCAAACAATTCCAGATGCCGCTCACTTTTCCCGGATGGTGAGGCGGGTCGAGGGCCTCTCAATGACCGACCTGCAGCTAATGGCAATGATCGATACGTGCCTCTCCGATCCTGCTTCCGCTGCCGAAGAGGCAAGGGGCAAGCGGCCGTACGTGACTGCAACATCCTTGGAAAGCTCGCCTCATAACAAGCACCGTCTCACCCTCACGGTCATTCAGGAATCACTGGTAGACCTTACGGCGCGAGGATTTCTGATTGCAGACGGAGCAACGAGGTTCGGCAAGAGCGAAGAATATTACATTCCGTCGCAAGGTTTTCGCGATCTTCTGGAGCGAGCCCGCGATCGCGTGAAACGTAGCACTGAATGACCCGAGCCACGGGTTATGACCCAGCAAAGCCGAGTGACTTTTGTGGACTTCATGCAAAAAAGGCGGATGTCCTCTCCATCAGCCAATAGGCTGCCACTGCGCCGATCGCGTAGGCCGCAGTTACGTCGAGCCGACTGACCACTCGCTGGACCACGGCTGGTTCGAGGCGAAGCGTGATGGCGCGGCGAAATAGCCCGGCCGCCGTCAAGACCGCAGCCACGAAGACCAGCTGTCCAATCTCCGCACCCAGATTGAAGAATAGAAGCGCGACAGGAATCGCATAATGCGGCAGTCCCACTTCAGCCAAGGCGCCGGCAAAGCCGAAGCCGTGCAAAAGACCAAAGCAGAAAGCGACAAGCCACGGCTAGCGCGTCGCCAGAGACGGCTTCCCGCGCCTTGCATTCACGATCTCTACCGCGACCAGCACGATGCTGAGTGCAATGGCAGCCTCGACGGGCGGCCGAGGCACGTCTACGAAGCCGAGCGTCGCCGCGGCCAACGTGATGCTGTGCGCAATCGTGAACGCCGTCACGGTGAGTGCGACGCGCCTCAGTTCTCGCCCGGCTGATCCTGCCGTATGCAACGCCCTCAATGAGGCGTATTGGCTTTGGGTAACGCGGGGAGGCTGGCGATGAAGCCCAAATTGAGCGTGCTTCCCTTTTTAGTTCTGGCGACCGCGCTTGTACCTCTAGTCGCCCCGACGATTGGGTGAAGGTTGACCACACCGTTGCAGATCAGGCTGTCTTGACAGCGGCAATTGCTGACTGCCGCGGGCAGGCGGTTCTAGAGGCCGAGCGTACCGGATCGGTCAGGGCCGCTGATTTTTGCCCAGAACTCCCCGCACGATTACGTTGTCGTACCCCCTCCGGCTCCGGGATCATACCAAGCTCCTCAGGTTGATTTTTCGCCCCTCCGGCAGGGCCTTCAGCGCCAGCAACTCATTAACTCGCTAATGGAGAGCTGCATGGCCCAAAAAGGCTACATCCGCGTCGGCACATAACGAGGCGCGGCGCATGGCAGTCGCCCAAGCTGCCGGAGTTGGTGGACTGAGGCCCTAGAGGGCTTTGAAAACCCGCGTGTCAACGTGATGGCATTTCGGGCACTCGAATGTCCGATCTTCAAGACCTTCCTCGGTGGCAGTGACGCGCACTATTTTCATTTTCGCCGAGCATTTTGGGCAAGTTGCCATCAAGTGAATCTCCGGTGATGGGAGGACATATAGGAACGATCCGTAGCCTCGCGTCGATGATCGTCGCGTCATCAGTGGAATTTTGCACGTTCTCAAGACCGGATGCCGTTGGCGCGACGTGCCGCCCGAATATGGTCCGGCCACCACGATCTACAATCGCTACAACAGATG